GACAAAACTGGCTTCGCAGCCTTCTGTCCTCGTGCGTCCAGCGCGTAGCCGTGAGCCTCGACGTAATCAAGGCCCCCCTGATAAATCCGCCAGCGGTTCAGGGGTTAAACGGTGTGGCGGTTGTTCGAAGAACGACCGCCTCACCAAGCAGGTGGTCCACAATGGTCTCACAGTGCTTCGGGTTCGATATGGTTTACCATATTGCGAACTCCCGGACTGTGATGCTAGCGAACTCTCCCGCTTGCTCTCTTTTCTTCTGCGACAGGGGAAGGAGCGTCCCTCTGTCGTGTTCCCTCGGTTCCAGACCAAGGGAACGTCAATTGACGGTCTCTGCAGGCTTCAGAGACTCGGGCGAAGACATCGTTGGGAGCTCGCTCTCGGGATGTCGTCAATTAGACGCAGCCTTCCACCGGGCTGCAGCGCCTGTACTCCGTCCAGGCTAGAATCTTGGGAGAATCTAGCCTGCTCTCAACCCCCACCCCTATCCGACGGGTATCTTGATCACGTCCGGCGTGTATCTGCCCGTCTCTTTCCTCCGGGTTGGGATAGGCATTATCGTTCCTTCGTCGGGAACCATTTGCCTAACCCGACCGCACGCAAGCCCCGTTTGTCACGGGCCGACCTGTTATGGGCCGGGCGGAGGGAGGAGTTCTTTACCGCGACTACTGAGGAGTCCGATTTGCCATCGGGGCTCACAGCGCGGTACAAGGAAGTCATGTCTGCGGGGAAGCGTCGTCCGCTGCTAATCTATGATGAGGCAGTGGAGCTTCTTGGGCCCATGCACAAGTGCATGTACCGCCACCTCCGTGGGTTCGACTGGCTTCTTTGCGGTCCTCCGACCGAAGAACGGATAGCATCTGTCTGTGTGCGGGAGTGCCAGACCTCGGTCGATCTGGTAAACGCAACTGACGGGCTGAGCCATTCAGTGGCTCACGCCATCCTCGATAACGCGTTCTTCACTTCTGTGGAGATCCCCCGTAGCCTTCGAGCTCTCGCGAAGGCTTCGCTTGGACCCTCTTTTGAGGGTTCGGGGGGCGTTACTCGAGTGGTCACGCACGGACAGATGATGGGTTCCTACCTCTCCTTTCCTCTTCTTTGTGTTCAGTCTTATTGTGCGGCCCTTTGGGCCGCACGGTTTGACCCTGAGGCGCGGTTCCTCGTGAATGGGGATGACACAGTCATCTCGGCCTCACGAGGTGTCACTATAGGGGATTACCCTAAGGGGTTCCGGCTTAATGGTGATAAGACTATCGTTGCAGACAATGTGGTTGATGTCAATTCAACCACATTTCTCAGGTCAAAGAATGGGAGGTGGCGTGAAGTTCGCCACTTAAGGAGAGGTGGAGCTCCTACCGATTATTGCGGGATGATGCACATGGCTTCGGCTGTGGTTGCTGCCGGTCCCGTGTGGGTGGACGCTTACCAGCGTGCGCGTATCGGTAGGAGATGGGGGTTCCTCCCTTCCCAGGTAGGACATACGTCCTATGCTGCTTTCTTGCGAGAGCGGCAGATGTCTCAGCGACGTTACTTCACGCCACTACCTTGTCCTGATTCAAAACAGGATGAGACATCCCTGCGTCGGATCTATGGTAGAGATCCGCGGCCCCTCGAAAGCGAAGCTTTACGGGCTTTCCTTTGGCGGGAGGGGCGGAGGGGAGGTTTGAAGAGGGACGAATTTTCCCCTTCCCCAGGGAAAATTCGTCGGACATATGGCTACAGGGCCCAGCCCTGTAGGTCCCTTTTGAGTTTTGTCGGCTCAAAGGGGCGGCGGTTAGTGGCACGCCGTTCACCAGTGCCCCGTTTCTTTCTCATTCCTGATGAGTTTGAGACGGAGGAAGAAGAGAGGGCCTCCATTGAATTGGCGAAGTTCATTGATATGGACTCCGCGCTGGCCTTTGGAGGATGAGTTCGGTGGCTCCCAACCACCTGTGGCCGATCGTGGCGGCCGCCTTGTGTATGACCCCAGCCGGGTGCCGAAGGACTCCCGGCAAGCTGGTTTCATAGAGACGCTTAAGTGCGTTTACCCAGCGAGTCGACCCTGTGGAGAACGGGTGTCGGCGGGCTAGTAACTCGCTAGCTTCCGGTGGTGTTGTTATTACACTTCAGCATCATAGGGGCCCCGGTGGGGGTAACGGAGCCAAACCACTTGACCGTGGACGGGTTGTATGCAATGTGGGCCGTCGTCGCGGGGCTATGCCAGATAGCAGGGCGATCGGCAGTGGAGGATATTAGCAGCGCCGGGCTGCGATATCTAGTGGCGTCAGTGTTAGTCCGTCAAGGCGGCTCTGTCACTGTGTAGGTCCACTTTTAGCCCACTGAGC